AAGTGCCAAAGAAATGGTCCGAGTGAATGCTGAGTAATTGGGGTTGTCAAATACTTCCACCACATCTTTGATGCAGAACTCATCTCCTTCATGTCCAAACCGAAGGTCGTAAATTGAGTTCTTGGTCTTTCGTGGCCTCTTAGTAAGCGTGCCTCTTTTGTAGTAGCGAGGAATCTCAATCTTGTTGGCCATTCCGCCAAAGATCTCGTAAGGCTTGCCATCCATTAGACCCATAATGATGGTCCATTTTTCACCTCGGATGGAAGCATGGTGAATGTCGCATTCTAAAACTTCAGATCTCTTTGGGGCCGGGGTCTCATAAAAGCCGTCTTGGTTCTTTGCAGCTGCGTCATCAGAAACCAGCACTCCTGCACGAGAACCATCTCGATAAACGGTCACACCTTTTAGGCCTTGCTTCCAGCCGTGCCAATATACCTTCTTCACATCATCAATAGTGACATCATTAGGTAGATTAATTGTTTTACTAATTGCATGGCACACCCATTTTTGGGCGGCTGCTTGAAGATCTACTGCTGACTCCCATACGATCTCGTTGGCAGTTGAGCCTGCGTATGGACTGTCCTCAATCTCAACTCCACCTGTGACATCCATCCACTTCTTGAAGTTGTGGTGATAAACATCAAACTCCTGCCACTTATCGCCGAGGTCATCAATGAAATCAACTTGGGCTTCAGGATCATTGGGATTGATCTTCTTGCGCCTCGTGTACTTGAGCATGAAAGCAGGTTCAATTCCAGAGGTGGTCTGCGTTAACGTGGAGACACTTCCGCACGGGGCCGTTGTGGTTAAGGCAATATTACGCCTACCGTGCTTTCTGTGCAAATGTCGTAACTGTGGATAGGCTTTAAAGAGGCGCTCCATAAAGGGGTGCCCCTCCTCTTGCTTGTAGTTATAAACCGGAAAGGCTCCGCGTTCCGCAGCGAGATGACATGAGCTCTTGAAGGCACCCACTGCAAGCGTCCGATAGATGTCCTCCGTCTCTTGGATGCTGTCAGGAGATCCGTATTGGAGATTTAGCATCGCTAGAGTGTCACCTAATCCTGTCACGCCGAGCCCGGTTCGTCGGCCGTCAAGCGCCGCCTTGCGGATCTTCTGCCAAAGCTCAAGCTCAACTCGCTTAGTGTCCTTTGACTCAGGATCCTTCTTAATCTTCTTGATGATGCGATCGACACACTCAATCTCAAGATCGATCAAGTCGTCCATCAACCTTTGAGCCTTCTGCGCGTGAGAGCTGAATAGTTCATAATCGAATCGTGCATTATCCTCGAAAGGATTTTCAACAAAAGAGGTCAGGTTGAGGAGCAGCAGACGGCAGCTATCGTAAGCAGATAGTGTAATCTCACTGCACGGATTGGTGCTGATGGTGTGAAAACCCTGGTCCTTGTAGATCTGCGCGGGTGTGTAATTAAGAACGTTGTCCCAAAAGAGAAGGCCGGGTTCAGCTGCTCCGTGAGCTGACTCAATTATCTGGTCCCAGATATCGGATGCAGAAGCCTGCTGGGTTACGACCCTTTCCTCTTCGGGCTCAACTGGGAAGCGTAACTCGTAGTCAGTATCATTCTCGACAGCCTTCATGAACTCGTCAGTTAGTCGGATCGAGATGTTAGCACCGGTGACCTTTGATAGATCACGCTTAATGTTGATGAATGTCTCAATGTCTGGGTGGTGAATTGAGATGGTGAGCATCAGAGCTCCTCGTCGGCCGCCCTGTGCTACCTCCCGACAGGAGTTGGAGAATCGCTCCATGAAGACGCCGATGCCGTCAGTCGTCTTGGCAGCATTGGAGGTTCGCAACCCTCTTGGTCGGATGGAGGAGATATCAAATCCAACACCTCCTCGACGCTTCATGATCTGCACTTGCTCCTGATCTGCTTTTAGGATACCCCCGTAAGAATCCTGCGGGTTATCTACAACAAAACAGTTGGACAGAGATTGAATCTGGTGTGGGTTACCAATACCTGACATGGGTGATCCCTGCGGTACAACGTATTTAAAATCCTTGAGAAGGTCGTAGATCTCACGCTCAGGCATGGCATTGTCATACTTGCCTTCAATGCGAGCGAACTCGCGAGCTAGCCGCCTGTGCATCTGGTCAGGATTTGTCTCGAGAAAGTTTCCCTGGTCGTCTTGCAAAGCATACTTCGTGGCGAACACAGAAGCTGCTAGCTCATCTCCCTTGAAATACTCTAAGCTCTCCGAGAAAACGTCATCATAGGTTGCCATCTTCTACGACTTACCTTCTTCCTTTTCCTTATTATCTTTTACTTCAACTCTGCTTACTTGTTTCCACTTTTGTTGCAAAAGATGTTTCAAGTCGCCTTCATTCTTTTTCTTTGCGTCCATGAAGGTCATTTCTTCTGAATTTTCTAATATACTAAACCTGCTCATTGCCGTATTGAGCTTTACAGGAAATACGATTCCGTCACGTCCTGCGCGGTTCTTAGCGATATAGAGGCGCCCAAAGCCTTCAGCTTTTTCCGCGGGCTTACGAGATATGGAGATTACAACATCTGCAACTTGAGCTTTACCGTAAGATTCTGACATGTTTTCCAGGCCTACAATATCAGAGTTGGCTGAATCTCTGTTGGACTGGGATGCTGTCCAAATGGGCATGGCTTTTTCCATAGCCAGGTTGCGAAGATCTTCATAGACCTTCTTAAGCTCGTGCCTCATTGAGTCATACTGGCGGGATGACCTCATGATGTCGGCGTAATCGATGATCAGAACATGAGGAATAAATCCTTTTAAGCTTAGCTTTTCTATGTGGGATCGAAGTGTCTGGACCGTTGCAGTTCCTGTTGGATACTCCTTGATCATCAGCTTTCCAAGGTCTTCCCCTCTTTCCTTGTAGTATTCGATGACTTCGTCCTTGCGATCCTGAACTTCGTTGCTAGGGATCTGGCAAAGGTTGGAATCGTAACGAAGGCCCGTGCCTGTCTCAGTAAGCTCAAAGGTGTAATGTATTACGTTAAATCCTGCGCGCAAAGCTGCGCAACCGAGATTTACCAGCATGTGTGACTTTCCAACTCCTGTAGGTGCTGTAATGACACCGATCTCACCTTTTCCTAACCCACCATTGAGGATATCTTTCGCATCAATCTTGTCAATGCCCGTTGGAATAGGCGATCGACTAACTCGAACAAACCGAGCTTCCATATCCTCAAAGAAGTCGTGCCCAACGGAGGGCGTGGTACCAACTGACAGCGCATTTCTCATCAGATCCATCACCGAGTCGAACTTATCGACTTGAATGAGGTCAACTGCTTCTTCTAGTGCGCCACGGAAGGCCTGCTTACGACAGAAGTCGAGAGCCTTATCCTTGACGTATTCCAAGTCTCCCATGTTGGGATTGTGGCGGATACGCTGGAGATACTCAACGATCTGGTCGCGGAGGATTGTATCATTACCTGTCTTCAGGTCATCACGAATGATAGAGACAAGAAGAGGAAGGGTTGGGAAATCCTTGTATTTCTGGTGGTAAGTGAAGTATCGATCCGCCAGGAACCTAAGATACTTTAGGTCAAAGAACTGGGTGTTGATCACCTCAGCCATTTGTTCTGCCCACATGCTGTCTGTGAGGAGCCCTTGAACGATTTTTTCTTGGAAGTCTTTTCCATAAGACGCGAATGATATACCGGACTCTTGTGCCACGTAGAACCTCTTAATCTAGGTAAGTAAAGCTAAGGAAAAGCGATTCGACGTCAAAGTTTTGGATGCCTTCGGCAATCAGATCTCTCATCATCCCGATCTTATTCCCCTTTGGTTCAAATGTATCTACGATTTGTTCGATTTGATTCACTTGACCCGCCGCTAAATTTCGCGAATCTAAATATGTCAGGCGCCAGTTACGTTCCAAGATGTCAAAGTTGTCTGCTATCTCTCGGTAGATCTTAATTTTTCCCTCTGCGTGAGCAGACGCATACTCAAATATTTTTTTGATATCAGCTTCTTCGTCTTCTGCGAGGAAGGAAAATCTTTTAGCCATTGTCTTGTAGCCGGCGCCTTTGATCCCACTGATGTTATCGGAGCTGTCACCGACTGCCGCTTTAGCGACGCAGTAGTTGCTAGCGCTTACGCCTAAAAGCTCAGGAATGTGATCGCGAGTTACGATCTCTTTGCGACCTAGACGAAAGATCCTTGTATTGTCATTTAAGAGCTGGTAATAATCTTGATCTGAAGACACTATCACTTTGGGCAGATCACGTAGTTTGTACTTGCAGAGATAGCCAATGACATCGTCGCCCTCACAGTCACCTACATAGAGCTGACAGATTGGCATCTTTTTCATCATGCTAATCAAAGTAGCAATCTGGCTATTTCGATTCTGCTGAGTGTCGGGAATGTCCTGCTCGTAGAACTTGTTCATGCGCGCAGGCTTTTTACCCTTCTTATATTCCGGGTAGATGGCCCTTCTCCTAGAAGAACCTCCGCCTTCCCACACGACGTAGATCTGCCTAGGGCTAAAGCGATCGATGATGTTACGCATCGACTTTAAGAAACCGACCACACCCCCGACGTGATGACCGTGCTTGCTAATCGACGGATTGGCCGAATAGACACGCAGAAATAGGTTCATCGCGTCGAAGATGAGGACAGGTCTATCTTCCAGAGGAGCCAAAACCTTTACTACCTCGCTCAGATGTGCGCACAGTATCCGCTTCTATGAAGCATGTTTTGTTGCTCATAGTTTTTGCATGGACCTCATAGACGACAATCTGGGCAACTCTGTCACCCTTCTTGAACTCGTAAGGAGTATCTCCGCCGTTATAGAGCATCACACCCATCTCTCCCCGGTAAGTCGGGTCGATTATGCCACCCACCGGGAAAACACAGTGCTTGCTAGCTAATCCACTTCGACCCTCGATCTTGAGCAAGATCTGGCTGTGGATGTCGTTAGCAAAAGGATTCTCAGCTAGAATCAAACCCGTAGGTGCTACTGCAACTTTTCCAGGTTGAATGATGCCGTCTTCAACTGCCGCAAGGTCCCATCCCACATCACCAACTTTTTGGCGTGGGATTACTGCGTCTGGATGTGTCTTTTTTACTTTGATGTATAGGCTCAACTTAGATCATTCTCCGCCAAATCCATTGCAACTGCTCGAACTTCCTCGTAAGAGTCAGTATCAAAATCAGGATTACTCTGGAACTTCTTTACCAAGATGTGTTCCAGCATCAACTCAATATGTGGGCTATAGTCAGGGTTCTTAAGTAGATCTTCCATGCCACTCTTGGTGAACTTTTTCTCTACTAAGACTTCTCCGGTCTTTTCATCAGAGACCGACAGCGTCTTCCAGGCACCTGAACCTTCAATTGAGTATGTCTTTCCATCTACAGTTACATCTTCAGAAGATCGCAGTAAATCGGTGACTTGCTCATGC